GGGAGACTGGCAGGAAGAATTCAGAATGTATCACAGAAAAGAGGGAAAGATAGTGGCCATACGGGATGATTTAATGTCAGCTACCCGATATGCCCTCATGTCTACCCGATATGCAGTCTCTTCTAAAGACCCGACATGGACTAAGGAGATAGAGTACTCCAATTACGGTATAATCTGATGTCTTTATTGATGCAACAGCTACTCAGAGCGTTAATGGAAGAGGAGAAACCCAAGCAATTTGGGGACTTGATGTCTGTTGAAGCTCCCAGTATGATACCCTCCCACGAGGAAGGAGGAGGTTACAGCCCTTCTTATTACGGGGATGACAGAAAGTTATACAGAAACCCGACTGGCGTAGAGCGCCTTCTTCTTTATCCGGGTCAAGCCCTTGAGTCGATAAAAGATGTTATAACAAGGCCTTCTTCGTCCCCTAACCAGATTCCCTCAACTTCAAGCTGGATAACGGAGTTTTTGGGAAAGACTCCAGAGGCGGCTTGGAGTGTTTTAAACCCTCTCATAGACATGGGGGGTGAAGATGTTACCCAAGCATACTCCAAGACCTCTGGGGAGGATCAGGGAAGGAAACTAGACGCTATTACAAGCGGTGTTGCTTTGGCGTCGAGTTTAAAAGGAAAGGGTAAGGGAGGTCGTCCACCAACCCGAATCCTAGATGAATACTATATGAAGGGGAAAGGTAAAGACCCTCATGGAAGAGGCAAGGTTGGTATTCAGGATAATGACTACGAGCCTAGAATAACAGAAATAGAAAGGATGCTTTCTAAGCTGGAGCCGGAGAATCTCCCACAGTCTAGGTGGAAAGATAATCCCCAGATGACAGAGGATGCGAATAATGCTGTTGGGAAGTGGCGCAATATGCTTGAAGATCTCTATACGCGCGCATTGTCTAATTCTGAGCAAGTGTCTGCTGGAGTAAAGCCCAGAGACAGGTTGTTTACAGTCCCGGATGGTTTTGACCACGAGGGAAATCCCGCATTCAAACTACTGTCCGACCCGGAAAAGATAGACTCTGCTTTAGCTAAAACGTGGTTTGATATACAAAGAGATATGGGAAGGTATTTTGACTTTAATCCTGTCCCTGAAGTTTCTGATGATGTGGGATTATCTAGAGATGAGCTTGATCTTCTGCAATTGGATGAAGGAAAGCAAAGGGACTTACGCCTACTTAGAGGGGAAAGATCCGGCCATAGAAATGAAGTAGACGATCCTGTTTTTGGTAGAAATGTAGTTATGTATGATGATAAAGGTGTTGCCAGAATTATTCCGGGGACTTCTTCCGGGATGATAGAAAACGACACGAATGCTAACTTTCTAAACGCTATAGAGCCTCTAACACTTACTGACCAATTTGAAAGGGTAAATGCCGCTTGGGATAGATACGCTGGATATACGGCTCCCAAAATGGACAACAATCGTCCTCAGATTGCTAGTCCAGTAAATCGGCATAACATACCGTTTAGACTAACCCAAAAGTCAGAGGTGGAGGCTTATTTAAATAAAGCGGGTGATTTAGTTAGAACTTACCTTATAGATGGGTTAAAGAACGATCTAAGTGTAGGGGAAGGAGGCATATACTTTCATCCCGAAGAGATAATGGAGAGTTTTGTAGCTGTAAATAAGGACTTGGAAAAAGTTGGGGGGATGACTGATGCCCCCTTAACTAGGGCGGAAAAGTCTGTAGGGGATTTAGTTCCTTATGAGGTAGTACATTCATTACCGGCTCTTTCTAGGCAAATGGCTGGTGGTAGGGCCGGGCGTATAGGCACTATGATTGTAGATGAGATACTAGACAGAAGTAGAATCAATGGCGCTTTAGCCTCTCAAATGGAAGAGCTAGATGATTTAACTTCTCCGCTAACCCCAGAGGCAAAGGATGGTTATAAAAAATCTATGGAGACATCCGTTAGACAAGCTATAGTTGAAATGCTTATACCCCAGATGCAGTTTAATATGGGGCTGTCAAGAAACTATCTAATAGATGAGTTATTTTCTGACATTTTAAGTATAGAAGAAGATAGGTTCAGGGCTTTTAAACTAAGGCAGTGAGAAATATAAGATATGGCTAAAGAACGAGTAACAGAAGAAGAACTGGTCACACGCATAAGGGGTGAGGTCACAAGTTCTTTGGGCTACATGGGAGATACGATCTCCAAACAGCGCGAACAGGCCATGGACTATTACTATGCCATGCCGTTCGGCAATGAGGTAGAAGGTCGTTCCCAGTTCGTAGACTCCACAGTTTCGGATACCATAGAGTGGATTAAACCCTCTCTGATGAGGGTGTTTGCCTCTGGCGATGAGATGGTTAAGTTCAACCCTGTTGGCCCTGAAGACGTTCCTGCTGCTAAACAGGCCACAGATTATGTAAACTACATATTCATGCGGGATAATCCCGGATGGGAAATAATGTACTCTTGGTTTACCGATGCGCTATTAAGCAAAAACGGCATAGTCAAAGTCTGGTGGGATGAAACAGACAAATGGGACAGAGAGGAGTATAAGGGTCTTACAGAGATAGAGTTTGAGTCCTTGGTTTCCCGTACGGATGTAGAAGTTATAGAACATACCGTAGTAGAAGAAGATGGTGTAGAAGAGCAGATGACGGAGGAGATGCAGGAGCCTGTTGTCCTGCACGATGTTGTTATTACCCGTAATGCGGGTAAGGGCAAGGTTGTCATAGAGAATGTTCCTCCTTCTGAATTCCTGATCTCCAGAGAATCGAAGAATATACAGGATGCCCGTTTTGTGTGTCATCGTGTAAAGAAGACCTTATCTGAACTAAAGGAGATGTATCCGGACGAAGATGTTGATCCGGAAACCCTTGGTAGTGGAGGAGGTGATGACAGTATGATGGCCTTCTCTGCTGAACGCCTTGCTCGTTATCGTTATGATAATTCAGCAAGTAACTTCAGTGGATGGGGTGATGAGGATATAGCTGACGAAGAAGGCCTGAGAACATACTGGCTACATGAGTGCTATCTGAAAACAGACTATGATGGTGATGGTATTACGGAGTTGAGAAAACTTTGTGTTGTGGGCGATAAGGTTCTTGAGAATGATGAAGTAGATTTTATTCCTTTTATCTCTTTAACCCCCATAAAGATTCCGCACAAGTTCTTTGGTCTGAGTATTGCTGATCTTATAATGGATCTTCAGCTCATTAAGAGTACTCTGATGCGAAACCTCATGGACAACATGTACAACCAGAACTTTGGTAGGTTTACAGTCCTAGAGGGTCAAGCCAACTTAGACGACCTGTTGACACAACGACCGGGAGGCATAGTCAGGGTTAAGTCTCCGGGTGCAGTACAGAGGCTTGACACACCCACCTTAGAACCCTACTCCTTCCAGATGCTTGAGTATCTTGACGGGATAAGAGAGTCCAGAGCGGGCATATCCAAACACTCTCAGGGTCTTGATGAGAACGCTTTAAAATCCCACACTACCGCAACAGCCGTTGCCCAAGTAATGAGTGCAGCACAGCAGAGAGTAGAGCTGATTGCGCGCAACTTTGCAGAAACCGGTGTTAAAGAGTTAATGCGGGTTATATACAGTCTTGTACAGAAGAATCAGGACAAACAGAGAGTTATCCTTCTCCGGAATGAGTGGATTCCTGTACGACCTGATATGTGGAGAGACAAGATGGACTGTACTATCTCTGTAGGTCTTGGAAACGGAAACAGGGATCAGCAGCTCATGCACCTTTCAGCTATCCTGAGTTTTGCAGGACAGGCTATGCAGGGTGGTATGAATGTCGTTAATGAACAGAACATGTACAACATAATGGCCGCCATGGTAAAGAATATGGGATTCCAGAATGTTGGGGATTTCCTGACAGACCCGGCCCAAGTTCCACCGCAGCCCTCTGAGGAACAGAAGGCAGCAGAGATGGAACAGAAGATAAAGCAGGGCGAACTACAAATTAAAGCCGCAGAAGTTCAGATCAAACAGCAGAAGCTACAGTTGGATGCCGCTAAACTACAGGCTGATACGGCAATGAAAGTAGCAGAGATAAAGCTGGAAACAGAACAGAAGCGGCCTGTAGGGATAGGATAATGCCATACGGCCCCGGAACATACGGAAGACAGGTGGGAAGACCGCCAAAGAAAAAGGTAAGGAAGGTTAAGAAGGCAAAGAAGAAAAACTGATGCCTCAAGACCACGATCAATTAAGAAGAGAAGGCGATGCTACTCTTCTGATAAACAACGCTCTTTATATAGAGTCGTTTGAAGTTCTAAGAGAAGACTTAATGAACCGCTGGACACAAAGTGGTTCGAGTGAATTGGAGGCTAGAGAATCTATCTGGCTTGCAATGAGACTGCTTGACAGAATCGAAGGTCATATAAAGTCCATAGTTGAAACGGGCCACATGAACAAGGTACTGGAAGAGCAACACCCATTCATTTAAGGAGAATCTAATATGGCGGATAAGCAGGAAGCCCCGCAAGCACCGGCTGGATTACAGCCAATACCAGCGTTAGGTGGAAGTGTCACTGAAGCGCAAGAAGCATTACTCAGTTTGATGGAACCTGAAGAGGAAACTCCGGAAACTGAGGAAGCACAACCTACCGAAGAAGAAGAGTCTCAACCCGAAGAGGAAGACGAATCATTGGAAGAGGGATCTGAAGAGGAAGAAGAATCCGTAGAGGAGGAAGAAGAATCTGAAGAAGCTGACGAAGAAGCAGAAGAAGAGGAACTTGTATATGCTGTCACTGTAAACGGTGAAGAGCAGGAAGTTACCCTCGACGAGCTTATGAAAGGCTATTCACGCCAGTCAGACTATACCAAAAAGACCCAAGACATTTCTGAGCAAAGGAAAGAATTTGAGGAGCTGTCAAAACAGTACACCGATGAGATTTCCCAGATCCAGAATGAAAGGGGTCAGTACGTTCAAGCACTTGAACATGCAATTAAAACTTCATTATCAGGCGCGGAACAATTTGCCCAGATAGATTGGGACAGACTCCGCTCAGAAGACCCTGTGGAATTCGCCCTTAAAAAAGACGAATACCGGGATTTGCAGGATAAGGTGCGACAGAATCAGCAAGAACAAGCCAGCATACAGCAAAAGCAGCAGGAAGACTACCGGAAAAACCTGAAAGAACATCTCAAGAAAGAGAATGATCTTTTATTGGAGAAGATGCCTGAATGGGGTGACTCCAAGAAACAAAAGGGAATAGCTGAAGGTATCCGAACTTTTGCCAAGTCTATTGGATTCTCTGATGAAGAAATCGGTGGCTTATCGGATCATCGTTCCTTAATTACGATACACAAGGCTAAACTTTATGACGATCTGCAAAAGGCAGATGTAAAGTCCAAGAAAGTAAAGAACAAGCCTAGAGTCGTGAGAGCAGGATCTGGTGTTCAGAAAGGCTCTGAGAAAAGGTCAAAACGTGCATCTCAAATGAAACGTCTTCAAGGCACAGGACATCTTAACGATGCATCTGCGCTCTTGGAGGATTTTATAGACATTTAACTAAGGAGGGAAAACGCTATGGGCGTCCCAACAAATACTAGGGAAACCTATGGTGCTATAGGCATCAGGGAAGACCTAAGTAATATAATTTACAACATAAGTCCAATGGATACTCCGTTTTTGAACGGTGTTGGACGGGGTTCGTGCGATAACACGACCTTTGAGTGGCAAACTGATACTTTGAGCGCTACGGCAAATAACAGACAGATAGAAGGTAATGATTATACTTCTACTGCCGAAACTGAGCCAAGACGTTTGACTAACTTCTCACAAATCTCCGCAACGCAAGTCCAGAGTTCTGGAACTGCTGAAGCAGTGGATTTTGCTGGTAGGAAGTCAACTCAGGCCTATCAG